TGCATGCGACTCTCCAATAGCCGCCAGCAAAGCGCCGGCGGTAGCCTGGTGGTTGGGTGGTTACGGGGCGAGCAGCACTGCTAGGCCCCAGGCCAGCAAGCCAACGATCAGTGCGCGACGGATGCGCAGCTGTCGGAATGTAGGAAACCAGCCCTCGTTGCGGATGCTGATGTGCAGCACCAGCGAGAGTGCGCTGACGATCACGCCGGTAAAAAACATCGGGTGTGTGAGCGCATCGATCATGTCTTGGCGCCACCGCGCAGCAGATCCATTGCCTGGTGCATCTTTTGCTGCGCGGCTACCTGCAGGATGCGGGTGGGCGCTTCTTTCTCGGCGTGCAGCGCGTGCACCAGATCGAGGTAGGCGCGATGGATGGCCGCCAGCTCACGGGCCAGTTTCGACTCGCCGCGCACGATCAGCTCAGTAACGGCACGGTTCGCGACAGCGGATGCGTGGGGTAGTTTTGGCTGTGGCGGGTTCATGGTTGCCACCCGAGCAACATGGCGAGCAGAGCCACGCCGGTGCCACTGCTGGCGAGCAGCACGACGGCACCCATCAGCGCCCACACGGTGGGCATGCCGTCATGCAAGCGCCACTCCGCCTCGGCGAAGCGATCCCACCACGATGCACGTGGTGTACGCACGGCTTGCGGGTGACGCAGGGGTGCGGTGCTCATGCGGCGGCACCGACTTTGCAGCGACGACGCTGGGTGCGCATCGGCAGCGGCAGCGCCAGCTGGGCGTAGTCGGAGCCCCACTCGCATTCGGCGGCGGCCAGTGTTTCATGGCGTGCCGTGCGCGACCCACAGGAGCATTCAAGGCTGTGGCGTTGCGCGGTGGCAAAGAACAGCACTGGCTCACTGCTGCTACGGCCAGCAGTGCGTATGTGGCGCGGCTCGCGGATGCAGTTTCGGCAGCGGGTGAAGCGTCCGGCTAGGTGTGTAATGACACGTTCGATCATGATGCCCTCCAGTGCCGCGTTGGGCGGCTGGAAGGAGATATTAGGTATGTCCTAACATTTAATCAATAGGTTAATCCTAATAAAAATCAACATGAAATTAAGGGTGGCCCGTTGTTAAGGCGCTTGTTTTTGATCCACTTGGGCGATAAAGCGCTTGAGCGCGTTGTATGCCTTGCTATCTCGGCTGTCGTCGATGACGGCTCCATCCACGGTGCCGCTGGTCGTGCCTACGCGCACCCATACGCGATGCGCCATGGTGATGCGACGCACGACGTCCAGTGGGACGGCAAAGGTTTGCGTGGACTCGCGCAGCACGCCGCTGGGGTTGTCGTAATCGGTGGGCGTTGCGCCTGGCTGCAAATCCACGACGCTGCCGTCGATGTTGAGCAGCGCCGACTGAATGCCGAGGTATTCGGCGCCGCTCAACTGGATGCGCAGGAATGCTCGATCGGGATGGGTTGATGACCACTGCGCACCGAGGTTGACGCAAGTTGTTGCGATTCTGCAGATGCCGCCATGCGGGTCGATATCAATCACGCGCGAGCCATCAAAGCCGCTGCGTTGAACGATGGGCGCGTGGCCGCTAGTGGTGGTGCAGCCCGTCATGGCGAGCAAGAGCGCGAGCGCCAGCAGGCGCTGGATTGGTGGCGTGTGTTTCATGGTTCCGTCCATTGGCCGCCGACGCCGGTGCGAACCGGCGCCGGTTGGCGTGTTATGGGGTTTCGATGGCCGCAAGGGCGCCGAGTAGCAGGATGCGCACGCGGGCTTGGGTGACTTCATTGGCGGCGCGGTAATTGAGGATCATGGCGACCTCGCGCGGCGAAAGTGCAGACTCATTAGTTGCCGCGTTGTCGGGCGGTGGCTTGGGTTCGGTTTGGCTGTAGGTAGTTAACCTGGCATCTTCTGATTTGTGCATACGGTCACTGGTTTCCGCCCTGTTGGAAGCGGTCAATAGTGGGCCGTAAGAAGTTACGTTTCAACCGTCGAGCGTTGACGGTCTGCTATTTTTTACGGGTTGCGCGGGCCTTTGCTGCAGGCTCCAGCGCCTTGTCGACCAGATCCTGCAGACCTTCCTCCGACATGCGGTAATGGCGCACCAGCGCAAGCTCACGAGGGGTAAGTACGAGCGGCGGCATGTCGACATAAGGGCCACCGTCGTCGGCATGCTGTGCCGTGTCGCGCTTGGGCAACTGGCCGAAGTACAGCCATTCAAAGCGCACGCTGTAATCGGCAGCCAGGAGGCGCGCGCGTTCAGGCGATGGCATATGGGTGCCGTTGAGCCATGCGTTGGCGGTGACCACACTGGTCTTGTGGCGCTTGGCGAGGCCGGTGCCGGCGCCGCGTCCGGTGTTATGGCCCACATCGGTCATGGCCTCTTTAAGGCGCTGGGCGAAATCGTGTGAATCGTGTGCTGGCGGGTGAATAGGCATGACCTAAATTGTCCCTGATTTGATATTAGGCTCGCCTTGTTGACATATTATTAGGTCAAACCTAATAATAGGGTCACTATGAATAACGAAGCCCTCGACAAAGCATGCGACGCGATGGGGAGCCAAGAGGCGCTTGCAAAGGCGCTGTACATCCGTTCGCCGTCTATCTCTGAATGGCGCAAACGCAAGCGAGTGCCTGCAGGGCGTTGCCGCGACATAGAAAAGGTGACGGGCGGGCAGGTAACACGCCATGACCTTCGCCCGGATCTCTACGGCGAGCAGGTAACGCGCCATGACCTTCGCCTGGATCTCCACAACGAGGTATCCAGCGACGCAGAAGCGTTGGAGCAGCAAGCGGCTTGATGTGTAAGGCACGTCGCCCAAGGTAGGGCGGCGTTTTTTTGGACTGTTCATCTGATGGTTCTCCCTCGCTGAGGTAATGGATATGTACGACGACCCAACCCACATCCGCGACCGTGAAATAAAGGTCCGACTCAATGACGACGAGCTGGCGCTGGTGGAAGCCGCTGCCCGTTACAACCACCGCCAGCGCGCGGCCTTCATTCGTGAAGTGCTGATGAGCTGCATTGCGGGAATCGAGCAAAAGGTTAGCGACCAGACACAGGCCGCCTGAAGGCCCTTATGCGGGGCCTCAAGGAGGGCTTGTGCCAGATGTAGGAATCGCCTTGACCACGGCAGAGCACCGCCGGCTTGAACGTATCGCGTTAGCCCAGGGCGTCACCGTGGAGCAGCTTGCGGAACAGCTGACCAAGGAATGGCTGGCAAAGAAGTTCGGACGCCCGGCCATACCGGGCAAGGTCTTACAGATGCGGCCAGCGGTCGCGAAAAGGGAAATGCAACGTGGACGTGATTGATGTGGCACAGCGACGACAGGCGGAAGAAATCGAGTACGTGCTGGCAGCTCGGCGCACGCCGCCGCGAGGCTTGACGCATTGCGAGCACGGTGACTGCGGCGAAGCGATCAGCGACCAGCGGCAACAGATGGGCGCGCGGCTGTGTATCGACTGCGCGACGGTGCACGAACAGGAGGCGCGACGGTGGGCACCGCGCGCGTACGGTTAAAGCCATGCCCGCTCAAACCATCGGAGCGCGCAGCGATGCGCGCCGCAGTGAATCAGATTACCCAAGCGCTCACGCATGGCGTGACGCCGGAACAACTAGCGCAGGCGCATACCGAGCTGCAGGCGCTGAATGCGCCACGCCAGCCGCAACTGCCGCTAAAGGGGAGGCCGTGAGCGACGGCTGGATGTCGCCGGTGCCCAAGCGCATGGGCGGGCAGGTGCGCGTCTGGCGACCGGGCCGCTCGCTGCACGCCATCGCAGATATCGTATCGACACGTGCATGGACTGGCCGCGGCGTGCGTGTTTTCCATTGGCCGGATGGCACATGGGCCATCGTCGCCGTCGACACGACGGCCGACATACGCATGGTGCGTGAGTGTGCTGCATTCCTGTTTGCCACTTATGCACGGGGTGCGCTGTTTACTCGCGTGCTGACGGAGCTGCGTTGGGCGGATAGGGAAGCCGAGGCCATGCGCGCATGATCAATATCGAGTCACTGCTGGCCAGAGTTGATCTAGTAGATATCGTCGAGCGTTTCGGCGTTGATCTGAAACGGCAAGGTAGCGACGGCGAATACAGCGGGCTCTGCCCATTCCACAGCGAGCGCTCGCCCAGCTTCACGGTGGCGCCCGACAAGGGTTTCGTGCACTGCTTTGGCTGCGGCGAACATTACAACGCCATCGGCTTTGTGATGCGCATGGAGCGCTGCGACTTCGTGACCGCCTGCCACAAGCTGGGCGGTCACGACATGGGGATACAGGCCAAGCAGGCCGTGCGTTCTGCACCGCGTCGTCGCGAAGCGCCGGCCGAAGGCGTGTGGGTGCCGATTTGCCCGGTACCGGATGACGCGCCACGCTGGTTGCCTGGCGTGAAGGGGCGCGTGTGGAACATTAAGCGCGGGCGTTGGTGGGAAGGCCTGGCGCCGTCTCGCGCCGATGCCTATCTCGATCCTGACGGCGCCCTGTTGGGCTATGTGCTGCGGGTGGATATGGGCGATGACGACAAGATCACGCCGGTGGTCACGTGGTGCATCGGTCCTCATGGACAGGCGCAATGGTGCCTGCAGACGTTCCCTGATCCGCGTCCGCTGTTCGGGCTCGATCAGTTAGCGGCAAAGCCAAGTGCACCAGTGTTGATAGTCGAGGGCGAAAAGTGCGCGGCGATCGGTGCTGGCGCACTGCCCATGTATGGGGTATCGACTTGGGTGGGTGGCAGTCACGGCGTGAAGCATGCCGACTGGTCGCCATTGGAAGGGCGTGATGTGGTGCTTTGGCCGGATGCTATCGACGGCATTGGCGCGATGCTGGGCTACATCGATGGCAGCGGCTTGTTGCATGAAGGCGTTGCGCAGCTGGCTTATCGAGCCGGATGCGCCAGCCTGCGCGTGGTCGATGTAGCTGGAATGCCAAAGGGCTGGGATATCGCCGATGCGCTGGCAGACGGCTGGACGGCTAAACAATTGGCCACATGGGCGCGATCGCGCGTGCGGATGGTGGAAGTGGAACAGTCGCAGCGGGTGGCCAAATGAGCGCCCCGTCAAAGGTAGTGGTGCAGATTGGTCAGCGCCAGAAGAAAGGCAACGGTAGTGGTGGTCGCGGTGGATCAGGTGGTGGTGGGCATAGCGTACCTGGTGAGTGGTCGAGCGATCTGACACGCACGCAAGCCGGCAAGCCAGAATCGACCACGCACAACACGCTGCTGGTGATGGATAACGACCCCGCGCTCGATGGCCTGTTCAGCCTGGATGAGTTCGCCAACAAGGTGCGGTTAATGCGCGACGCATGCTGGGCGGGTGGTGAGCGCGATGAGTTCACCGATCAGGATGGTGTGGAGTTGGCCGGCTGGCTGGGAAGCCCGGCGCGTTATCAGCTCAACGTGAAGAAAGACATGGTGATGGATTGTGTAGAGGCCATTGCCCGACGGTACAAAGTGCATCCAGTGCGCGAGTATCTATCGCAGTTGCGCTGGGATGGTACGCCGCGCATCGGCACGATGTTTCCGCGTCTGTTCAAGGCCGAGGACTGCAAGTATTCGGAGCAGGCGGCGTACTGTTTCATGGTGAGCGCCGTGGGTCGCATGCTCTGGGTTGATCCTGTGGTTCGCCACAACGGCGCACAAGTGGATTTCATGCTGGTGCTGGAGGGCAATCAGGGCATTCGCAAGACGTCCGCTGTGCGAGAGCTGTTTGGCGCGGAGTGGTATGCGGAGTCGATGGAGTCGCCCAGTAGCAAGGATTTCTATCAGAGCCTGCGTGGCCGGTGGTGCGTCGAGATTGGCGAAATGGACTCGTTCGGCAAGGCTGACGTGACCAAGGTCAAGCAGGCGATCACGTCGCGCTTCGATACCTATCGGCCGAGCTATGGCCGCGTCAGCCGGTCTTTCCGGCGCGAGTGCATTTTCGTCGGCACGACCAACGAAAACGAATACCTGAAAGACCCGTCAGGTGGGCGGCGCTTCCTGCCGGTCAAGGTATTCGCCGTCGATATCCCCAACATCGTTGCGGAGCGCGATCAGCTGTGGGCTGAGGCGGTCGCGCTATTTCGCCAAGGTTATGCCTGGTGGCAGCTACCGGATGATGCGGTGGAGCAACAGGAGGATCGTTACGCTGAAGATAGCTGGCAGACCGTCATTCAAAAGTGGCTGGCCGGACGGGCGATGGATAGCAACTATCCGACACGCATTGCGCCAGCGGGCAATGGGCGGGCACTTGAATGGTGCACCACCACTGAGCTACTAGGTTGGGCGTTAGGCATTGATGTAGGCAAGCACGACAAGCCTGCGCAGATGCGTGTCGCTGCCATCATGCGGCGGCTGAAGTGGTGGCACGATCGCGTCACCGTCAACGGCTACCGCGAGCGGCGATGGGTGCCATTGAGCCAGCCAGATGGGGATAGCCATGTTCCGTTCTGACCCGCGATGGCGCTGCGATCTGCCTGCCACTGCCCAACCTGCCCAACCTCTACCCGACCTCTGCCCAACCACTGCGGCGTTGCCCCGTATGGCATTGCCCAACCTACCCAACCTTTTTGGGTTTCTCGCGTATATGTGCAAGCAGCAACCAGCAGCATCCATCTTATGTATGTGTCATCAGGTTGGGCAGGTTGGGCAGGTTGGGTTAGGCCAGTTGCACCAATGGATTCGAGTGCCCAACCTCAAGCGGGAGGGGTTGGGCAGGTCGGGCAGCCGTGCGAGTTCAAAGGTACTCCCCAGCCGTTCGGGTTGCGGGTTGCACGGCCGCGAAAACGCGGTGGTGGGAGGGTTTGAACTTTGGTTCAACAGGGGCACTCCCGGTTCACTGATCCGGTTCACTGAGGTTGCGGCATGACGGAATTGAGCCAGAGCGAATATGCGGTGGCGCGCGGTTGGTCGGCTGCCTACGTGACGAAGCTCAAACGACAGGGCCGGTTGGTCATCACTGGAACTGGCAAGGTGAACGTGGAAGCCAC